GTGTAATTGCCATATCAAATTCTCCTTATAGCATTAGCCAGATCTGGATGACCGACTTCTTTTAATTTATGACATATAGTAGCACGTTCTTCCCGTCTAGCCAACTCTAGATGATAATGCACTACAATTCGCACATTCTCTGCAAAAGCTTCCGCCTGTTGTCTAATTGGTTCTGGCGCATTTTCTGAAACAGAAACTATCTTATCAACCGCCATTTTTGATATTTGATCGATACTTAATCCGCCATTGTCTGATGTCATAACATTAGCAAAACCTGTTTGACTAAACATTTTTATATTCTCTCCCATTTATTTGTTGGTGATCGTGCCTTCCAAAAATCACAGGGTTTTGATCCAAGGGCTCGGGCGGTTCCACCTTAGATTGCCTAGTTATCAACAACCCTCCACCCTCATGGGACTGCACTAAAGGGTCGTCTAGTCTGTGATACCCATAAAGCTTTTCGTTTTCAGGTACATTTGTATCTAAAAGCCCGGAACTATGTGCTACTTCAATTTTTACGCCTCTTGTAGTAGCAATTGCACACCAAAATTCAGTGCAAGCTCTTCCCGCTTCTGCCATGCTAACATTCTTGTACGTATAGTCTATTCCGTATAAACAAAGCTCTTTTACGCCGTAGTATATCGCATACGCAATTGCATAAGGAACCGTATTGTTAAAGTAACAAATGTTTAAATCTTTAATTACGGCTTCTAATGGATAAAGTTCTAAATGTTTTACTCGATCATCCATCTCACACGTAATAATGGGGTTAGTGTTTTTTTCTAAGAACTCTCGTGCTATTCCTGTCTGAGATCCCGCGTCTTCTGAATCCAAGAACCGTGATACGGGGTCCATCATTATAGTTTTATCAACATGAATAATACCACCCACGCAGTTAATTCCCCAGACCTCATCAAAATGTTCCGAACGTATTTTAGCGGCTATGTAGTCAGAATAACTCCCGCCTAATCCAACAATAGCTAGTTTCATGTTCGTGGCCTTGTCGGAAGTCCTTGCCTATATGCGTCTGAATTTTCTCTAGCCTCTCCGTAATCTTTTAATCTTTCTAAAGATTGCATATATCTATCTTGATACATCTTCATTACGTCGGGCTCGCCCTTCATGTAAATATACGCCTCTATTAAACTTCCGTATAACAAAGCATTTGGTGCATTTGTACTCAACCATGTTGTTCCGCTGTTACCCGCTGAAACCAAACTACTTGGTCGATAAAAATAATGCAGTTCCATAGTATAAGCAGCATCTGGCGTGGGCGCTAAAATAAAATTTTCTACGTCAAAAAAAGCATAATATTTAGGCGTTCCAGTAGTAGCCGAGTTTGGGTTGTACGATTGTATAAAATTAACGTCTTTTTCTTCTAAAAATTCTTTTGTAGAAGAATTTAAAACAGACAAACTAAAAGAAGCTAAATAATCAATTGGAGCTTGCAAATATTGATTGCCACTAGCGGTAGTACCCGTAACATTCTTACGGAAATATTGCAGATCAATTGAGTTTAAAATTGTTTGTTCGGCTGTTTTAATAAAATTCGGTATATTAGCTACAAAAGTTGTTTCGGTATTGTCGGTATAATTTTGTATTGCAGTTGTTAATTGTAAATATGTGAAGCTCATGTTGTTACCACCGTTACATTTCCTACACTTCCATTAATAGCAGAAAATGAAAAAGCTGTTCCAATCGGATCTACAGTTAATAAATTATAAGCTTCTCCACCATGTTTTGTAGGACCATATGTTCTTACCACGCCATCACCTGCTGATAAATCTTTATCTGGTCTAGGCTGATACAAAGCTTGTGGATCAGCAAAGTTTATTCTTACTTCAAGTTGAGCTTGTTTAGGTTCCCAACATTCTGGACAAGTTCTAAAACCATTCCATTCATGATGAAGTTGTTTTAATAAATATCTTTGTCCACATCTATCACATTGACCAAGGGCTTTTCTACCGTTTGCATAAGACATTAGCTAAGCCTCCTGTAACTTCTCATAGAAGGTCTTACTTGATAACTTTGACGAACTTCATCTTGATCCATCGCTCTTTTAAATTCTTCTTCATAACTCTGTTTTAATAATCCTGTTCTTTCTGGTGCTCTTTTAATAGAAAGATAATATGCAAGACCGGCTGCTAATGCTGGATAAAATCTAAATGGAACTTGCATTGTATTTGGACCGAAAGCTGCATCTTCAATTCTTCTTAGGTAATTAAAGACTAAACTATCATTATTGTTATTAGATGTAGGCCAAACTTGAAGCTTTGGAGATATTAATTTATTTACAAAATATTGACTTGGTTGACCTTGCGTTAATTTGTCTGGAATTTGTAAGTATTCATTACGACCAATAGGTTGAATTATAATGTCGGAATTAGTTCCGTTTGTTACAGTTCTATATGCAACTCCTAAAACGTCAATAGCACCTTCTGGTAAAGTATAATCTGTTTGACCTTGAATAAGAGATTCTGTGTGTTGAACAACTGTCCATTGATTAAGACCACGATTAGCCCAATCTGCCAACATAAGATTTACGCTTCTTTGAGCAGTTTTTAAATCATAACCAGTTCGTAATTGTAGACCACACCTTTCAAAGGCTTCTTCAACGTATTCTGCTACGTCTAGTTCAAAATTTCTACTATCACTGGTAGCCATGTCATTATCCTATCTTAGTAAACTTTCGTTTTCCTGAAGCTATTGCGCCACATCCTATATTGCCAGATTTTGACCCTGGTTTTAAAGATTCTCCATTATAACCTACTAATCCACCAGAGCGATACTTTTTTATTCCACCAGTGGAAATTTCTTTACCCATTTGGGCTCTTGAAATAGGCATCTTACCTAGATCCAAAAATATTTACATCGCCCATTAATCCGGCTAAATTTCCTAGACCATATTGATTTATGTTATTCATTATAGCTTCTTGATTATAAGCATTAGGTAGATTTGCAATTTGTGTTACGTCAAATCCTGTTTGTGAATTTGGTTGCATGTATTGCTGCGTTTGTTGTTGCATTTGTTGCTGAATTTCTTGCTGCCTTGTTTTATTTCTATCTATAATATATTGCATAGCAGCTAAAGTATTTTCAGTACCTCCGCCCGCCTGTCTGTCAGCTTGTTGGCCAAAATTAATTCTTGACATAAATTCAGGATCATTACCCATCATCATTTGTGTTATATCATATCCAGAGTAACCAGGATGTCTTACTACACTAGGTCCATAGTCAAATCTATTTTGAATAGCATCAAGTGTTTTAGGGGATTCAGTATTTTGATTAGCAGAATTTGGACCAGCTTGATAACCAGCTCCACCACTTGCAGAACTACCAGCTAAAGCATTCATATTAATTACATTTTGTGGCCCAGCTGTAGTTATTGTATTTCTAATCATATCGCCTATTGTGCCACCAAAAGAACCAAGCCCTGCCATCATTCTATCTATCATTAAAATAACACCAATTTTAACAATAATCCCATAACACTTATAGTTGAGCCAATAATCATTGTTTCTATCCTAATTAATCTTTGTCTTATGTTTTCATATTTTTCTATACATAGCGTTTCGTGATTTGAAATTTTTTCATCTAGAACAGCTATAGTTGCTTTAGCCATTAGATTGATCCGCCAAACAGATTATTATAAACCCCTGGATTATTTGATTGAAGGTAATCTTGATATCCTTGAGAATATTTATCGCCCTCATACTGAGTATTTAAATAAGAATTGTATTCAGGAGTGTAAGTCTCTCCAGAGTAACCATATGTTTGAGGATTGCTTAGCTGATTGTATAAAGATGAATAAGGGTTGTAAGCCATTTGTTGTTGTTGATTATAGTTATTACCACCATAACCACCGTAGAACATGTTATTTTGTCCGTAACCTGAGCCATATCCTGAATTATAACCAGAAGGTGAGAATCCTAGTCCTGTATTACCGTAAAAAGAACCAATTCCACCTGAATATGGGTTCATTCCATATCCATAACCCATTCCTGAGTTAAAAGGATTGCCATAAGGTGAATTATAACCCATTCCACCACCCATTCCACCATACATACTTCCGTATTGATTTCCGTATCTTCCACCACCTTGTAGTGAATTACGGCTTTGCATAAATTGGTTTAGTAAACCCATAAGGCCACTCATATCTTGAGAACCTGTTTGACTAGAAGGTTGTTGTGTTGGTTGTGTTGGTTGATTTTGTTGCTCTAATAATCTTTGATATTCGCTTACAAGATTTCCATACATATCTTGGTAATTAGGACCTGTATTTGTTGTGGTATCTGTTGTAGTTGTATCAGTAACTCCGTTGTTAAGATTCGCTAATCGAATAGCTTCAGCAACTTCAGCGTTACGTTGTGTCATATAATCCGATGTATCATAAGCATCTTGATCAAAGTTTTGAGACATAGACCTTAATTGTCTAGATAAAGTTGGATTGTTGTTAATGGATGTGTCTGCAAAAGCATTTAAGTATGCTGCTGCTGATCCACCATTTTGG